TCGAACCCCCCCCCTCTATCTCCCCCCCCCGCTTTTATATACGATAACTTGATAATAAAAAAATTTCGCACGGAAAAATATCTCTACTAAAAGTCATTATATGACTTGACTCTAACTCTAATATACAGTATAATTAACACTGAAGGGACAATAAATGAAACACCGTCGCAATAAGCTTGAAGATTCTGCTAATGGACATGTTGTTCTTGTACTTGATAAGACCCGAGTAATTGAGCGACAGTTGTTTCCCACCTATGGTAAGGCAATGTGGGGTGTTCTTGCCCTTGAGCAGCAATACCCTAATATGGAAATTGAATATCGTGATGTACGAAGCTTCAGAGAGGATAACTATGGAGAACACTGAGGATTTGAATTATTCGCCAAGCAAGGAAGAGCGCGAGGCATATTACTTTGGTTATACAGCTGTTGATTATGGATGTATGAAACTAGATCTCTTTCCCAGTAATCCATATGATCTCTGGTTTCCCAGATCACAGTATCTGTTGTGGGAAGCTTGGGAAGTTGGCTTTAATGATGGGTTTGAAGATAAGATGGAAATGCTGAAAATCACAGAGGAGTTTAGAAATGACAACTAAAAAGGTTATGATGATTGATCCACCTTCAGGTTGGAAGTATGGCTTCCCTATGCCAATTGATCTTCAAGAATCAAAGGGTCGTGTTCTCGAATGGCTAGTTGAGCACGGTTATCCTCAGAAGGAAATTGATGCTTGTGGCGACCACTTCTATTGTCGTTATTGGGAACAGGAGATTAAAGAAAATGAGGATGAAACAAATGCAAATTGAAATTGATGACTCGATTCTTGATAATATCATTGTTGAACGGTTCAAGAAAGATTATATCTCTGCACAGGATGATATCCATCGTCTCTTGAGTAAAGGATTCGTTCATGATTATGAGCGCGAAGACCTTTGGATGTTCAAGGAAACAGCAGATGCTCTTGAGGTTCTTCTTCGTTACTACATGTACCGCCCAGAAGCTGATGCTTGGATCAAGGAGAACAGTTAATGGGTGAGGTTCTAAAATTTCCCAGGGCAGTAGAATATATCAATAATATTCCTACTGTTTGTCCAAAGACTGCTGATGAGTATGTCAAGCTTTGTAAAAAGCTCTTGACCGAAGAAGACTATATCGAAGTCTGTCTCTGTATTGTCAATCCAGATCAATATATGGAGGCGGAAGAAGCAATTAAAAAGATAGTTGATTCATACTATTCTTTCTAGTTGCTTTTAAAAGCAGTATATGGTATACTAATATTATGATGGTTGATGATGACCGTCGCTTGAAAAGAGGATCTTTGTTATGGCTCATGAAATTGAAATGGTGAACGGTAAGACTCAAATGGCTTATGCTGGCGCTCTGCCCTGGCATGGGCTTGGTACTAAGGTTCCTGATGATCTCTCTCCTCTGCAAATGCTCGAGGCTGCTGGGCTCAATTGGACCGTGGAAAAGGTTCCTGCCTATGCTGAAATTGCCGGTAAGAACGTTGCTATCGGCCAGTCAGCCCTAGTCCGCTCAATGGACAATAAGATCCTTGATGTGGTATCCGATGACTGGAATCCTGTACAAAACGAGGAAGCGTTTGACTTCTTCAATGAGTTTGTCTCTGCTGGTGATATGGAAATGCATACTGCTGGCTCTCTAAAGGGTGGTCAAATTATCTGGGGTCTTGCTAAGATCAAGGAAAGCTTTGAACTCTTCAAGGGCGATCGAATTGATTCCTATATGCTCTTCTCTAACTTTCATAAGTATGGCTTCAGCACTGACGTTCGGTTCACCCCAATCCGTGTTGTTTGTAATAATACACTAACTCTCTCACTCAACTCGAAGGTTGAACGTATGGCCAAGATCAGCCATCGTAAGGTCTTTGATCCTTCTAATGTTAAGGACATGCTCGGCATTGCAACCCATAAGCTTGCTAAGTACAAGGATATGGCTGCGTTTCTTGGCTCTAAAAAGGCTAAGGGTGAAGATATTGTTGATTACTTCTGTCGTATTTTCCCAGTCACTGGTTCCAATGATAAGAAGAAAAAGGAAGTGTCAAAGTCAGCACAAATTGCTCTTGATATCCTTCATACCCAGCCTGGTTCTGAATATGCTGAAGGTACTTGGTGGCAGCCATTCAATGCTGTTACCTATCTGACTGATCACCTTGCTGGTCGTTCGGCTGATACTCGCCTTACCTCGGCTTGGTACGGATATAATAAGGGTGTCAAGACTAAGGCTCTTGAACTCGCAATCGAAATGGCAGAAGCTGTCTAGGAGAAATAATATGGCTCGTCGCGCATCAATAATTGCTAAAAAGCCCAAGGTGAATCGTATCTCACGGAGCGAAACATACCTGGTCAATCGTAAGTATATGGGCGACGAGCTTGAATTTCTCGGAGCTATGACTGAAGGTGAAGTTGCAGCTGCATGCAATTGGTATAATTGTATGTGTGATAAGGCTGATGCAAAGGAATATACAGAAACCTGGCTCAAGAACCAAAATCGTTTGGTGGAATTGAAACGCTTCAAATCTGTTCCGGATGAATGGGTCAATCTTACCTGTGCATGGATTGCTCGTTTGATCTCTAAAGGTTATGATGTTCCTGCCCATACAAAAGTTTTTCTTGAAGAAAAGTTTGCATATATTCTTACTAAGGCTAAGGTGCAATCTGAATCTACCCTGCCTAAATCCTCGGTACAAGATCGTATGCGCGAAAGGCAACATGATATCATTGGCGATATTGAGGAACTGATCGATAAGAACGAAAAGTTTTCTCTCTATGAATGGCTCAAAGCCAAAGAAATTCCTGCTGCCTATTGCTCTGCTATTGTTGCTCATTACTCTCCTGTTCTTGGTGAATTGTTAGAAACATTAGAAGGTACAGATCCTCAGCTAAAAGAAGCTTACAGTCATATGACCAAGAAGCAGCTTCGTGATCGTATCGAATTCTATAATAAGCTGATCGAAGATGCTGAACGCTACGGTAATGTTACTAAGAAAACACGTGCACCTCGAAAGCCTCGTGCTGTCTCTGTTGAAAAGAAACTGAAGAACTTTAAGTACCAAAAGGAAGACAATACATTCAAGATTGCCTCTGTAAATCCAGAGAAAATTATTGGTTGTCAAGAACTTTGGACTTTCAATACAAAGAACAAGGTACTAACAGTTTTCCGTGCAATTGATCGTGGCGGGCTTCAGGTAAAGGGTACTAGCATTATCAATTATGATGAGGCTACCTCTGTTACTAAACGTACTGGGCGTAAGCCAGAAGAATACGTCAAAAAGGTTCAGGAAGCTGGTAAGGTTACTCTACGCAAATTGATGGATGATCTTAAAGGCGATACTCCCCTTGCACATCGTATCAATGAAAATACTATTTTGCTTAAAGTAACTTGACTTTCAAAAATAACTAAGGTATACTAAATATATTGCTTGGTTGTTGAGGCGTAAGGAATAGACAGTTTGGACGGGAGTGCAAATCTCCCCACCTCCACCATAAGCACTAACGCATTAGCTGCACCAGAAATGCCGTATGCAGGGGAATGTAAGTCGAGTAGTGCTTATGATGGGGGTGTATAGGTTCGACAGGCTGTGATAAAGTTGCGAAGAGACTAAGTAAACTCGTAAATGCAAACGATAACAATGCATATGAAATGGCTCTAGCAGCCTAATCGGAGTTCGGAGAGCACTTGGCAACAGAAGCTCTCCACCTTTTATTTGGATAGAGCTATGGATTAAGTTTACTTTTATATAAATACCTATAACCAGATGTAGCCGAGGAGAGCTTCTACCTCTCTAATCGTAACTGGAGCTGCAAATGGGGGTTCGAATCCCTCCATCTGGACCATTCATTGGAGGTATTTAAATGTTAAGAATATGTAAACACTGTAATATGAGTTTTGATATATCTGATAAGCCAAAAGGATGGATGGCCAACCACTCTAGATGGTGTGATCGAAATGTTAAAAAGCATGAATACAAAAATGGTAGTATGCTAGCAGTTGCATCAATGAACGCTAAAAGAAAAGAAACAGGCGTCACAAATCAATACACTAAAGCAAAAATTGAAGGAACACCAATTCCAAAAAGTCATATGAAAGGGCGTGTTGGTCATTTTCTTGGAAAAACACATTCAGATGAAACAAAGTTAAAACAAAAAAACAAAGCACTTGCTTCTCCTCATAGACGGTTGAGAAGAAAAATGATTGAATATAATGGAATTATGCTAGATTCAACATGGGAACTAGAGTTAGCAAAAAGACTAGACTCATTAGGTATCAGTTGGATAAGACCAGAGCCAATTAAATGGATTGATGACAAAAATATTGAGCACAATTACTTTGCTGATTTTTACTTAAAAGATTACAATATATATCTTGATCCAAAAAATCCTTACTCTATAAAATCACAAAAAGAAAAGTTAAAATGTCTATTGACTCAATATAAAAATATTATTATAATTGAGACATTAGAAGATTGTAAAAATTTTTCTTTATAACAGGAATCGCCATTTCACAGGATACATTATGATCAACTTGGCTTCTAATAATTCTATCTTCATTGAAGAAATTGAAAAACTATGCATTTCAAAAAATATAGAATACATTGATGCAGTTGTTATATGGTGTGAACGAAATAATCTAGAAGTAGAAACTGCTGCTGCTTGGATTAAAAAAGATCCAGCTATGAAGTCGAAAATTCAAGCAGAAGCAGAAAACTTGAATGTACTTAAACGTGGGGCGAGGCTTCCTCTTTAGATAGGTGAAAAGTAATGGGAAAGCGTGTTACGGCATATGTAGAGACAGAAGTTGATGTTCATCTTAGCGATTTTGAAGAAGATGATATCATTGATTATCTTGAAAGTCAGGGTTATACTGTTATGGAGGGTAAAAATAATTCTACCTTTGATAACTTTGCTGATCTAGACAAAAAGATCTGGCAGCTGTATCTAACATATAAGTCTGACAATGGTGCTGGACCTCAAATGGATAAAGAACTTGGTATTTTCTTCGCTGAATATTACAACAAAGTTAATGTATGATGTCAGCCTTTGAATGTTATCAAGAGTATCTTGCTCTTAAGAATCATTTTAGCAAACCAACATATGATTATTTCAAATATAATGGTAAGATGAAAGTAAATCCATCTTCCTTTGATAAACGTAAAGATAAGATATTTTTTCAAAAACTTGCCAAACATCCGGATGTGCATAGTTTCTTGATAGCCAATTTATCTGAAAATGAGAAATCATGGATAAGAGATTTGGCTTATAGCGAGGAAGCTGAGAAAACATATAAGGATTGGATGAAACGCCAACAGTCTTTGACTTATGTTTTTAAGCAAGAACTCAGTAATCTCAATACAAAATTTAATGATAATTTCATATGTGAAAACAACGAACATCCTAATTTATTGAAATTGTATCTTGGTAAACAAATTAGCCTTGATACCTTGTGTTTGCTTTTAGAATTGACTGGTGCAAAGAAACATTGGGATTCTAAGATGCAATATGATTTGATTTGGGACACGCTCCGAATCAAAGTTGAGAAATACTCTCCATTCATTACTTATGATAAGGATAAAATAAAAAATATTATCCTTGATTATTTCGATGAATAAGGGTATACTAAATAATGTTGAAGCTAACTGCTTCTATACATCGTAATATATTGTCATACAAAACATACGGAGAATACAATGGTAGATTTTTCTAAGCTCAAGTCAATGTCTGGTAAGAAGTCTCTCGAAGCTCTTACTGCTGAACTTTCCAAGGTTAATGGAACTTCAGAATCTAAGGGATCAGATGATCGTTTCTGGACCGCATCAGTCGATAAGGCTGGCAATGGATATGCAGTTATCCGATTTCTTCCCTCACCTCCCGATGAAGATGTTCCCTTTGTTCGTGTTTTCGATCATGGGTTTCAGGGTCCAGGTGGATGGTACATTGAGAATTCTTTGACCACTATTGGTAAGCAAGATCCAGTTTCTGAGTATAATTCTAAGCTTTGGAATTCTGGTATCGAAGCAAACAAGGAAATTGCTCGTAAGCAGAAGCGTCGTCTACACTTTGTTTCTAACATCTATGTTGTCAATGATCCTGCTAATCCTACCAATGAAGGTAAGGTTTTTCTTTACAAGTATGGTAAGAAGATCTTTGATAAGCTCAATGATGCTATGAACCCCCAGTTTCCTGGCGATGAGCCTGTCAATCCTTTTGATCTTTGGGCTGGTGCCAATTTCAAGCTGAAGATTCGTAATGTCGAAGGTTATCGTAATTACGATAAGTCAGAATTTGATAAGATTGGTGCTCTTCTTAATGATGATGAAGAGCTTGAGGGGATTTGGAAGAGTGAACATTCTCTCCAAGAATTTCTTGCTCCTAAGAACTTCAAGAGCTATGAGGAACTCCAGGCACGTCTTATGAAGGTTCTTGATGAGAATACTCCAGCGGTTAAGGTTGCTCGTGCTGAGGAAGAGGATATTCCGTGGGCACGTACTGAATCAGCTCCAAAGTTTAAAGCTGCTGAAGCACCAAAGCATACTACAGTTGATGACGATGACGATGAGTCATTGGAGTTTTTCAAGAAGCTTGCTGGTTAAGCAGCCATAAATGGATCAGCATGGGGCGCACCCATTACGTGTTGCCCCATGCCTGGAAACGCAAGAGCTAATTGTTGAGCCCAAGATTTTGTGGCAGATTTATCATTATTATGATGGGTTGTATTCATATTAGAATTATTATGAGTAACATTACCATTACCATTACCACCACCAGCAGCAGGCGCAGGAGCTTGTTGCTGGTTTTCTTTTTGTAGAGCAGCCTGATCTATTGCAGCTGTTTTGATTTTAGCTCGTTCTAAATTAGGACCAGATGGCTGCATAGATCCTGTTGGTCTGTTTTCATCACCTTGTAAGTTACCCAATATATTTCCAAGAGCTGGTAATAACATTCCAGCAATTCCACCAATAGCTGCTCCCTTTGGACCAAACATACCACCAATCGAAGCATATGGATTCATCATAGGGTTCTGTTGACCCATACCCATTTGACTTTGACCCATCATAGGGTTCTGTTGACCCATACCCATTTGACTTTGACCCATCATAGGGTTCTGTTGACCCATTGACATTGCACCACCTGTATTTTTACCAGATTCTTGAGCACCACCATGGGAACCGCCAACAGTATCTTTTAACCAACTTGCTGCATTTTGACCAGCACCCCCAGCTCCCCATATAGCTTGAGATCCAAATCCAACATGCATTCTTGAACCATCGTTACCCATATATCCTTCGCCCGCACCAATACCAGTTGCTCCTGCTGATGAAGCAGCCATAACAAACTTTTTGAATATTGGTAGATCTTCGGGGTTTTTCGGTGTTAATTTCTTATCGCCAGAATAGATATCTAAGTCTGCAGCATTACCATTATCATGCCTGGTTGATCCTGTTCTTTGGCCACCAGAACCTTCTGCTGGTTGACCTCCAGATTTAACTCTCACAGACACACCAGCTTCTTTCGCAGCTCGCTCAAGAACAGAAAGCAATTGTTGGCTTATTGGTAATTTTCTGATAGAGGCTTCTCTCATCTGATCTTGGAAAACTTGACCACCATCAGACTTTATTGGTGTTTCTGTTTGTGAATTTTGACGCTCGCCACCTTGTTGTTGAGTAGTATCACTTTGTTGTGAATTGCCAGAACCTGAAGATGTAGATCCAGAAGCTAAAGATGCGCCAGAAGTTGAATTGTTTTGTTGATTGTTTGGTGCTGTTTTTCCGCCATGTTTTGCATATTCTTTTAGCCAATCACTTTGGTACTGTGCTATTTTTTCCGGTGAGACGTCTTTGCTTTTTCCTTCAACATTTCCAGAAAACCAAGCAACAGGAACCTTTGAAACATCATTGTTTGCTTGTTTTAATATTCCTGTTACATATTTGTCAGCCACTTTATCTTGAATTTCTGGCGGCGCATCTTTAGCTCTTGGATATTGTTTGATATCAACACCAGCCTCTTTTGCTCGTAATTTCCACGTACTATCAATGAATTGATATGCACCAGATGCAGTAGAAGTATCATTTTGTGCGTTATATTTGCCACCAGATCCTTCTCGAGCTTTTATTGTATCAAGAATTGGTTTGTTTTCACCGGAAAATGGTACTGCTGAACCTCCAGCGCCACTATCGACTCCAGGAGGTGATGAAGAATTTAATGTCAGCCCAGCACCTAAACCCGCAGCGGTTCCTAAAGCTGCACCAATTTTATCAGATAATGAATTGCTGCCACCATTATTGCCCAATCTTTCAGTATTGGACACTAATATTTTTAGCGTTTTCATTATATCATTTTGATTGGCTATAGACTGCTGTAATAAACTATTAGTGCTTTCTAGTTTTGTTGCAGTTTTATTCGATTTGTCTTCAATATCATCAATGTTTGATTGTATGGATTTTATTTGATTCTGTTGTGATGAAAAATGACTTCCTAGATCTTTGCTTATAGATTTGACGGAGTTATTGTTCTCACTAGCAGTTTGTTTGAACTGACCCTTGATACTGTTTATAGATTGTGTTATTTTTGAAAAAAATGTTGATGGGTCAGCGTTTGTCATTGTTAGCCTTTATTCCTTTGTCTTTCGTCTTCTAATTTTTTTAGATGATTTAGGAGAAATTCCACATATATGTCTCGTTCAAAAGGAATTAAATTTTCAATCTCAGTAATTGAATATTTATGGTGCTGAACCATAGAAAAGTTTGTTGAATAGTAATTTTCTAAAGAGTTATGATTCAGCGCCAGGAAAAAAAATCATTTAACGAGCTCAAAACTATTTCTCTATCATTATTGAAAGAGTTTTTGTATTTGATAACGTATTCTAATTTTGGTACACTCAATAGAAATTTCTGAATATTTTCGAATATTTTCAAATTTAAGTTCTCAACAAAATCATTGAGTTCTTTTCTGGAAATTTTTGATGTTTCAAATATCTCATCACCATCATAAACCTTATCAATACAACGAAGAATCAACTCAAACATATAATTATCAGTCAAACTCAGAAATTCTTTATCTTCATAAAGAGTAGCTGAAGGATAATTCATTAAAATGCCTGATTTTTCGCTAATTTTTATATCATTGCTTACTTTTTCAGGAAATTTTACTTCAATTGAGTTCAAATCAATTTCAAAATCATAAATTTTATCATCTTCATAATCTTTATATGAAGTTTTTACAATATTGTTGACAGAAAATGATCTCAATTTTAGAAAAATATATTCTAGATCAAAAAGTGCAATTTTATCAACATTGAATTTAACATCCATACAACAATTGTTGACAATTTGTTTAATTGCTGAAAGAATATCACCTTCATTACCACTTTCTCTTGCCATAAGCAAAAGTTTTTCTTCTTTAACCAAGAAAGGTCTAAACTTTATATTTTTATTAAGAGAAGGTACTTTTATATTATAGATTGGCTGATCAATTTTAGGCAAATTTGACATAATTAACTCCATAATTAATTAGAAAATCGGAATAGGATTTTCAAGAACAGAACTTGTAATTGTATAATCAGTATATGCAATAGAAACATTAATTTTAACTAAATTGTCATCATCTGCCCAAGCCAATGGAACTTCTCTCAATGAAGTAGGAAATGCTTCATATAGATTTATTCTTTGGACTGCATTTCCTTCTTGGTCATACATTACAATTTGCATAATTGTTGAAAAATTTGATTTGTATTCTGAAAGATAAGATGGAAACCTATTAATTTCTCCAAAACCAGAACTTTCTGTACCATTAAATTCATATATGGCTCTTACCCAATTATACCAATATTGCCAAATACTTGCTTCATTGTCAGATAAAATAGACATCTGTACTTCAGTAAATTGTGCATTATATGGCTGTTTCTGTGTTGGTCCTGCACCATAACGATTGACATCTGCGCTGGCTAAATTGATACCAGGTACTTTAACTTGATCAATTCTGAAAGTTTGTAATGTTGACAGCTCATTCAATTGAGATAAATTGCCACCACTGTTTAACATGTTGCCGAACATTATCGCAGGAGGTTGTATGAACACCTGAAAAGAATTAGACTTTAGATAACCATAATCTTCTAAATTGGTTTTGAAATTGTTTATGTTAAATGGCATAATTGGACCTAATAAGGAGGTGAACCAGCATATTTTGCGTTGGGATTGATTTTCCACTTTTGCAATGGTAACATAACAACTTTAGACCAATCAGAAGGCGAGATATAATAAAATTGTGTTTTGACATGACCGTAAAGATATCGTTTAATACAACTTTCATATCCAGAAAATTGGCTATATTTTTTCAGCAATTGATATGATACAACCAATTTGGTGCTATCATCATATTTATTATTATTTGCCAAAGTTGTAAGAGAATTTAACAAAGAAGCTCTTGCATTAGGTGGCAAATAATGTAAGTTCAAACCTATAAACCCGGAATTTTGAAATTCAATTGGTATCGTTAAAGGATACATATCAAAGAAAGGCAATCTGTCTTTGTATTTTGCATCATAATAATACAAATACATTTTACCAATTTCCGGAGATGACATCTGTTTAAGAAGAGGTTTCTTTTTAGCGTTTTCTACCTGATCTTTATACCAGGTCACAGAATCTTTTGATGCTCCTATTAAGTTTTTAGAAGCTTCGGTAAGATCATCTTGAAAATCAGATAGTGCCATTAAAACTTAATCCCTAATTCTTTCTCAGTAAAAATATGAAATGACCAACCTCTGTCTTTACAAAAATTTAAAGCTGCTTTCCATTTTGCTTCATTCACACCCCAAGTTTTAACTTCAGTGATATATCTACTTGTCATTTTTTCTTGTTTTTTGGGTGGAGAAGTTTGTTTAGCAGGTTTTACTTCAATGAGAGCGGTTTCTTTCTTACCTTCATTATTTATCTTTGTAACGATGAAGTCAGGAAAATAACGGTGTATTTTGCCATCGATCGGTGATCTATATGGTATTATTATTTCTTCTGAACCCCATGTCAAAACATCTTTATGATCGTCTAAATATAACATAAGCTTTAGCTCCCAACTAGATCTATAAACAATCTCTGTTGGGTTGCCTTTGTATTTTTGAGGGTTTTTGGGCTTGAATTTGCCTTTGTTATATTTTGCCATGATTCCATATAAATAAAAAAAATAATAAGATATTTAGTGTTAACCTATAGGGTTTAGATGGCCAT